AAGGTGATATGAAATTGACCGGTGCTCTGGCGCACGACCGAGGCGATGTTGAAGGAGGCCTGCACCGTCACCACGGTGGCAACGACGGTGAAGACCACCCAGGCCTTGGCACTGCCGGCGCCGGGCGCACCGCCGTCGGATAAGACCTTGCCGCTGGTGTCGGCAAAAACCGCAAGATGACCGGTGGTGGAAGATCCAGGCCCGGTCACATCGCCACCGGCCGAGGCACCGCCGTCGGCCAGCACCTTGCCGCTGGCGTCGGCGAAGACCGCGACGTGACCGGTGGTGGAAGATCCAGGCCCCGCGACGTCAGCTACGCCGCCATCCTCGAGCACCTCGCCGCTGGTATCGGCGAAAACCGCGACATGACCCGCAGTCGAAGATACCGGACCGGTGACGTTGCCGGCGGCGCCGCCGTCTTCGATCACGCTGCCGCTGGTATCGGCGAACACAGCGATATGGCCCGCGACAGAAGATCCGGGACCGGTGACATTGCCGGCAAACTGTATCTGCGCTGCAAAGGTGATATTTGAGGTTCCGATCACCACCGGATCGTCGGTCGAGGTGCAGATAAAGGCATGCCCGGCGCTGAGCGTTCCCTGCGCGACATTGACCGCCATGCCGTCGAAAAAATGTGTATTGCTGATGGCGTCGGTGGTGCGCACCCAATTTCCGCTCGAGGCGGCGTAGATGCCGTTCTGCGTCTGGTCGACCTGGTCCTTGACCAGGACGCGATCGGCTTCCGCAAGCCCAACGCCGTCGATCGTCTGCAAACCGGCAAGCGTGATGGCAGCCGTGGTTGCGGCCCGCACCGGCGGGAAATAGCCGCTCTCGAGCAGCGTGTTGCCGTTGCGGGAGTTGATGCTCACGCGTGTACCTCGCTAAATTTTCAAAGGACAAGTCAGCCGATGACGCCGCCGCGCTTGACGCGCGGGCGCGTTGCGACCGATCGCAGCACCGAAATGACCACTTGGGTGACGCGAATGTTGGAGGGCTCGCTGTAGGAATAAAGATTTGGCTGCACGACCTGGCTGGCCCGAATATTTGAGGTGTTGCTGTAGGAATAGAGATTGGCCTGGACGACCTGCGACGCCCGCTCATTATCGGTGCCCGCTGCGCCGGTGCCGTGGATCTCAATGCCGAAAGAAACCCAATTTGCGCTGGCGATCGTGACCGAGATCGCGTCCGAGGTGCCACCGCTGACATTGATCGCGCCGTCGGCAACCCGCAGCGAGCCGTCCGCACTGCCGAAGCTGACGGCGGCCGTGTAGTTCGTCGGCAGCGGAATGGTCTGGCTGGTGCTGGCCAGAAGGATTGCGAGGATCAGACTGTTGTTGGCGGTGGTGGTGATCGAGGCGATGGTCTCGGTCGTGCTGGCGTTGGCGTTCGCGCTGTTGATGTTGCCGATGATGCCGGTTGTGGCATTGCCGGTAAGCTGCAGGACCGAAGCCTGGCAGGCCGCAGCGCCGCTCCACGTCCACGCCGGTGCTGCGAGGCCAGCGGCATCAAGCGCCCAGGCCCAGGCAGCCGACATATTTCCGGCGCTTACTTGGCCACCGACGGTCCAGCCGGCCGTCGCCGTGGTGATCGTTTTGCCGGAGGTGCTGACGCTGCAGATCGAGATCAGCAGGTTGTTGACGACAAGCGACGCTGGCAGCACCGGCGTCAGTGTGGCAGCTGAGGCAGAGACCGATTGCGCGCCGTTATTGACGAAGGACGGCGTCGCCATGGGCTAGAACCGTTCGTAGCCGATGGTGGTGGCGTTGACCGCAGCCGCCGCCCACGGCGCGCCGGTGTTTGGGTCGGTCTGATAGCTGTCGCGGACATATTGATAGACTGTCGCCAGCGAATTGGTCGCACCGTTCGCCGTCGTGGCGCCGGAGATCAGCTTGTTGCGGTATTGGACTGCTTTGACATCGTCCTTGCGCGCCGATGAAATTACATCGACGGCAAAGATCGTGATTGGGGTGGAGGACAGCGCACCGTGCGTAAATTCGTCGATGGCGGCGCTTGGCGTCACATTATAGGTAGTGTCGCTATCCATGTTGACTTCTTGAATTTGGCTTAGGTTGGTGCTGGTTTTTGGCACCCATGCGACCGATCCCTGCACCGTCATAAATAATGTCTCGACTCGAATCACGCCGAGAAACGTGTTGTAGGGAGCCGGGCCAGTATCGTCATTGACGTAAACATCATCCAGTTTTGGTGAGGGATTAACTGGCATCGGCCATGTCAGATTGTTGACTTGGTTGTTGGCTGTGGTGCGCGTGTTCTGGTTGACAGCGGTAAATTCCACTGCGCCGCCAAGACTCACTGTGAACGAGCCCGTCACATTGTTGATGGTGGCAGCCACTTCAATCCAGTAGACCCCGCCAGCAATCAGAACAGTCGAGCCGGTGGCGAGAACCGTGGCGGTGGTGCCGCGCCAGAAAAATAAACGACCAAATGCATCGACCGATAACCCGCATTGGACAGTTGCACCGTCGATAAAATGAATGACTTCAACGCTGGAAGCGCCGATCCAGCGGAAGCCTGTAAAAAGGGTCGCGTAGTTTGAGAATAATGTAAGGGCGGCGTTGGCGCCGAAGGTGTTTGCTACGACGGCGGAGCCGCCGAGAAGACCCGCAACTTTGCCGGTGCCGCCGGACCCCGCAAGCGTCCAATTGCCATTGCGCACCGCCGTCGTGCCGAACGGCATTACAATTATATCTGAGGTCGGGTTCACTGATAGATTATCGAAACCCTCGAAGCCAAGGAGTGCCATCGCGCTACCTCTTCAAGACCTTGAGCGAGAGCGTCGCGTGCGTGATCGTCGTCACGCTGTTGACGTTAAAGCGCAGCGTGTCGCCGGCGCTGATTGCGGTGGTCCAGCCGGTGAGCGTCGTGTCCTGATATTTCTGTGCGCTCGAGAGCGTCGGCAGCGCCGCGGCGCAAATAGAATTGGCGACCGTCGGTGGGTAGGCCGAATAAGGCGCTTTCCAGATGTCGATGACGAGCGAGCCGACCTGGTCGGCGAGCAGCGTCGCCTGCAGGATGGTACAGTCAAAATCGATCGGCAGATCACCGTCCGGGCCGGTCGCAATAAGTCCGCCGCCACTGTCGCCGAACTGCCACCAGATATTGGCGAACGGCGTGACCTCCTGCCAGGCGGTGCCGTTCCAGACGTACATCAGGTCGTTGATGGAGTTGAAATAGAGCTCGCCCGTTACCAGCGCATTGCCCTGGTTGTCGTGCGTCGGCGGTGTGCTGAAAGCCCCGAGATAAAGGAACGATGACAGGCCTGCGACTGCGGCCGCAGCGGCAGCGGCTGCGGCTGCAGCTGCGGCCTCCGCTGCGACGGCTGCGGCCTCGGCCGCCGCTACTTCCGGGAAATTATACGGCACCCACGTGAGGCCGGTGGTGCCGAGCACGATCGGCAGCGGCGTCGACAATTGGAAAGCCTGCAGTGCGTTGGCGGTGCCGTTGATGACGGTCACCATCAGGCCGGGCGCAAAGTCCGTGCTGCCGTCGGCGTCGGTCGCGCGCGTCCAGTTGCCGCTCGAGACGTTGTAGATGCCGTTTTGCGAGGCGTCGCTCTGGTTCATCACCAGGATGCGATCGCCGTCTTGCGCCGCATAGCCGTCGATCGTCTGCAGCCCGGCGAGCGTGATGTTGGCGGTGGTCGCTGCCGCGACTGCGGCCTTGATCGCAAGACCCGGATTGGGATCGGAGGCCTGCGCCGGATCGGTCGATGAAACGATGACGCCGCGGCGATCGGTGATCGTCATCGGTCACCTCCTCGCCGGCAGCGCGCTATATACTTTACAAAGGACTTTACAAACCCGGCGCCAGCTCAAAACGGCGAAGCGCGGCGCCCCGTGATCCACTGATCGGTCTTTGCCGGCGACACGATGAACTGCGTGCCCTGCTGTTGCTGCTGGCGCCGTTCGGCGCGCGCCAGATAACCGGGGTTGATCCATTCCTGCAGGCGATGCCAGATCAGCGTGTCGAGCGCCCAGCTGGTCGCCCACAGCGACATGAACGGCGTGTTGTCCTTGGTGAGCTTGATCAGGTCGGCGGCGCGCTCGCGCATCGCGACCTTGCCGAGTGTGCCTTCCTTGGTGCGCCCGCCGGCGTGCAGTAGATCCACCAGCGTATCAATCTGGCTGAAAGTAGGTCCTGCGAGCGAACCAACCGCCGAGAAACCGTGGCGATCGAATTCGCCGAGCAGGAAGTCGCCGACCAGCGAGCCGAAGCCCGAGCGCTGGCCGCCCTTCAGGATGGCGCCGAGCGGCGATCCGCGTATTTCCGCGATCGGGTTTTTGCCCTGGATCAATTCGCGCACCGCTTCGGAGGCAACGCCAAACACGATCGAACCGACCGCGAATTCGGCGAGCCCTGCGACCTTGTCCATGCGACCGTCTTCGATGCGGCCGTAGATCTCGCGGCCCCAGCCGCGCACCACCATGTCGGCCGGCCACAGCTTGAACTGATAGAGCAGCTTGAGTGCGATGTTGAGGCCCGTGCCGGGCTCAAAGGCATTTTGAAACAGCATGGCGCGGATGCGCGCCGACGGCATCGGAATGGCGTAGCCGGCGCGATCGGAATAAGCGGCCGCGATCTGCAGCGCCAGATCCTCGCGCGCCTTGGCGATGTCGGCGTCGCCCGGCGGACTGAAGCGGCCGAAGGCGCCCTTCTCGGCGAGATAGGCCTTGACCTGATCGTCGCTCAGTTTCATGGCGTCGGCCGGAAACAAATAAGTGCGATCGCCGAGCTTCGACCACTCGACGCCGTGCAGCGCTTTCCACTCGGGCTCGGCGATGCCGAAGCCCTTAAGGACGCGCTGCTCCTTGGGCCCGACGTCCGCCCAGGTCTGATCGCGCTTGGCGCCGAGGTGGGAAGCAAACATCGCTTCCGCGTCGCCGCGCTGGTTGTCGACCACGCTCGAGACGCCGGTGAGCTTGAAAAACGTCGTCTCCCATTTGGCGAGGAAGCCGGCCGGCGCGTCGGCGACATCGTACATCGCCATCATGTGGCCGAGCCGGTTCTCGAAGGCGATCAGCGTGGCATCGAGCGCCTGGCGCTTGACGCTGCCCTCGAGCCCTTGCGTCATGCCGGAGAACAATCGCGAATAGCGCTCGGCGAGGCCGATGCCCCAATACTTGGCCTCAGCCGCCTTGGTCACCAGCGAGGCAAAATGGGTGAAGTAGACGCGGCCGAGCTTGGCCATGCGCTGGATCGCCATCCAGTTTGACGTCACATTCGCCATCGTCCGGCTGACCGGCTTCTGCGAGGTGCCGTCGATTTGTGCAAAGCGGTTATGCGCCGGCGAGCCGAAGATCTTGTCCTTGCCGGTGAAGCGCTGAAAATCCTGAAACTTGGCGACCACCTTGTCGACCCTGGCCTTGAGCTCGGCGATCTCGGCCGAGATCTTGGCCTTGGCCGCCTCGTCGGCGCTGGGCGAGCCGAGCGCAGTTTCAAGCGCGCTGATGCTGGTGAGTGCAGACTTGCTCTCGGCCTGCAGGGTGGCCTTGATAAACTGAATATCGTGCTCGAAGGCCTCGGCCGGTTTGGTGCCAAATTCCTTCATCAGCGCGACGCGGCGTGCGCCGATCGAGAGCGCCGACACCACCGTCTGGGTCGGGTTGGAGACGCCGTAATCCTCGTTATAGGCCCGCCAGTCCTTGCCGCTTTTGAAATGCAGCTCGCGCGTTGCCGAAGCCTTGTTGGCCAGACTCGGGTAGAGCGGCTCCTCAAGCGGGCGCCCGTAATCGAAATGGTCGCCCTTCGCCATCGGATCGAACATCTGATGCAGCATGTCGAGGGCGTGCTGGCGATCGGCGGTGCCGAAGGTCCTGCGCAGATCGAGCCTGGGCAGCACGTCGCTCGCCCATTTGAGCGGGCCGGCGCGCCGGATGCGATCGGCGTCGTGCGAGGTTCGTGTGATGTAGCCCGAATAAGAACGCACCCAGCCGCCTTCGCGATTGATTGCGCTCATGCCGACGCGCTGCCATTTTTGCACGATGCGCGCAATCTCGAGCGCCTGCTTGTCCTTGGTGATGCCGGGGCTGCCGTCGCGGCCGCGATTCAACTGAAACAGCTCGTCGGTCCATTTATCTTCGATGGCGCGCGAGGCAAAGATCTTGTCGAGACCGGCGCGCTCGAGATCCTGGCTGAAGCCGCCGACCCAGGCGCGGCGCAGCGCGACATATTGTGCATCGACCGAAAGCCGTCCCTTCGGGATCGGCAGGTTGACACCGACGAGCTTGGCCTCGAGCGCGAGCTTGGGTGCTTCGGCTTCGAGCTTGCCTTTGAGCTTTTCGGAACTGCCGATGAGGCGCTGAACCTTAAGCCCGGCTATCGCCGTCTCGGTCTGCTTGTAATAATTGTGGCGCGCGGCGGTTTTTCTGGTGTCGAGGATCTCGGCGCGCCGGCGCAGCGCGGTCTGCTCGCCGATCTCGGCCAGCATTTCGTCGCGCGCTTTGGCGTAGCTTTCGTCGGGCGACAGTCCATCGTGCTCGTAGGCGTCGGCACGGTCGAGAATGTCGCTCAGAATATCCTGGACGTCCTCGCGCTTGCGGCCGGTCTTTCGGGCAATGTCGTCGAGGCAATCTTGGCGCGAGGGCATTTAGGCCGCCGCCGCGGCGAGACAGGCCGCGCCCTGCTTGATGATGTCGGAGCGCTCTTCACGTTCGCGATCGAGTGTCTGCAGCGCGTCGTCGATCTGCGCGCGCTCGTCGTGGGTCATGTGCTCGCGCATGTCGGCGAGCAGCTGCTCGGCCTCGGCCGCGGCTTTTTCGGCAGCGCTCGGCGCCTTGGCCGGATCGACCGAGGCGGGCTCGGGTTCGCGCGCTGCTTCGTTGGATTGCGCTATTGCGTCGGGATTGTCGCGCTCGAGAGGGGCGTCGGCGAAGGGGCGCCAGGCGTCGTCTGCCGCGCCTCGATCGCCGGGTCGTTCGATTGACGCAACGCCTGCGCCTGGTCGCGATGCTGCAGCGTGCTCGCGCTGACGCTGGGCCGCGATCTCATCGTCACTGGCAATCATGCGGTCCATGACGCCGCGAATGTCATCGCTCACCGGCTCGCCCAATTCAGAGAGACTATGATAGATCGCCTTGAGCCAGATCTTGAAGCGCTCGAAAGCATTCGTGAGTTTGCCGGCGGGCGCTTTGCCCTCGGCGAGATAGCGCTCGAAGCCGCGGGCCCATTTCTCGTGCTGCTTGGTGCCGACGTCGGAGGCCTTCTTGACGCCGAGCCACTTGAGCACCGCCGCCATGTCGTCGCGCAGCTGCTGCGGCGCGTCGGCGCGCGCGGCGTCCCGCGTGAGTTCGTCGAGCCACAGATGCCCGCTCTCGTGCAGGAAGGTCGATTTGTCGGCCTTCTCGAACAGCTGGATCAGCGCGCGGTTCTGGCCGAGCGTGATGCGGCCGCGGGCCTCGCCGGCGGCGCTCTTCTGGAATAGCGGGAAGCCCTGCTCGAGCGCGGCCTTGCGCAGCTCGGGCGTGATGGCGAGGGCATGAACGGCGTGCGCCGGCTCTTTGTCTCCGGTGTTGAAGGCCTCGACTGCGGCAAACCATTGCCGCGCCGCGGCCTCCGTCTCAGGCGACATTTCCCAGCGCTCGTCAAAGTCAGTTCGATCGGCACGCATGGCCCGCGCAGCTTCCACCGGCGTGCCAAAGCCGAGATTGTCTTCCTGCTCGAGCAGCGGTTTTAGCTTGTCCCAGGCCGCGGCGCGCGCGGCACCGAGCGCGTGAACGTCGCCCTCGCCGATCTTTGCCTCTTCGACCTTCGCGCCGAATTTCTTGACCAGCTTGTTGACCGTCGCCGGCAAGATCTGATCGTAGAAGCCCTTCATGCCCTCGCCGCCGACCTCTAGGTCGGCGTTCCGCAAAGACCTGGCCCCATTATGCGGCGCTTGGTCTATGAGTTTCTCGGCAGCTTCTTTTCCGATGTGATCGGCTAATTCAGCTTCCTTGACCGGGACGCCATCGATGACGTGCTGGCCGCCCTTTGCGATAGCCGTCAACTTACCATCTTTGTAGACCACGAGGTCGATGCGCTTGCTCAGATCGTAGCGCGCGGCCTGCACGTCGCCCGGCGTCCAGGCCACCTGATCGTAATCGTGATCGGCGGCGTAGCGAATGATCCGCTTCATCGCCAATTCAGACCAGCTGGTTTTGAATGGTGCGTCGGGAACGGCACCTGGACGCGGACCGTTTTCGGCAATCCCGCGCAACCGCTCGCGATTTCTGCTTAGGAAACTTTCGAGCACGTCGGCGGGAATACGATCGCGGTCGATGGCACTTCCGCGCTGGCGCTCAAAGTCCTGCGCAATCTCCTCGCGCGCGAGGCTTTCGACGCGCGAGTTGATCTCCGCCTCGCTTGGTTTTTCGCCGGTGTAGCCCTGCCTCTTTCCCTTCTGGTGCCAGTCGCTCTGCACCTCCTCGACAAACAGCGTCTTTTTGCCGTCGATCGTGCGATCGTTGAAGCGGACATGGGCGATGACGTTGGGCTCCTCCCAATGGGAGCCGCGGAAAGTGTCAGCACCCGCTTGAGCTCCGCTAATTTCGCCCTGAAGGGCTTTTCGTTCCGCCATTTCGGCGGCCGTCAATTCCGGCGCTTCACGCTTTGCCCAGGCGACGAACTGATCGTCGAGAGCTTTATAACGCGCTTGTTTTGCCGCCATCGCCGCAGTGTCTCGCGTCTCCGGCAGCGTCAGCAGCAGTTCGCGGTAGTTCTCGCCACCGGGAAGCGTGTAGGAGCCAAACTTGGTCCCGCTGCCGCCACCGACGCGATGCGAAAGCTCGCGGACCGCATCGGCAAAATTGCCGAAGGTTGCACCAACCTGCTCGCCGCGGTTCTCAGCGACATAGCCGATGGCAACGCCATTCTCGTCGTGATGCACTTCGATGCCCGTGCCAGGGCGATGCTGCGGCAGCTGCAGCAGCGTGACCGTCCCGCCAAACTCATCGCGCTCCTGCGTGCTCATGGGCTGCCAGTCGTCGATGTCGGTCGACATGCCGCGGCTGGTCTTTTCGACCTCTTGCACCTCGATCGAATTGGCCCGGATAAAATCCTGCAGCTGCTGCCGGCTGACCGCGCCCTTCTGTTCTTTGAGCCAGTCCTCGAGGCCGAGCCATTTCATTTCTTCGGGCTTGACGCCGGCGGCGTTCTTGAGCGTACCGAGCCACTGCTCGGGCGAAGCCTTGTCCTGCTTGGCACCCTCGATCGCGCGCGCGACACCGGAGAAAAACGGAGGTGCGACGTGAAGCGATTGATCGAACATGCGCGGTTGCGCCGGCGGCTTGTTCACCAGATCGAGCAGGTCGATCTGCTTATTGCTGTCGCCGAACAATCCGAAGTCGGCCGGCTTCTGTGCGACGCCGGGCTTGAGCGCCTGGTCGGCGCGGCGTTGTGCGAGCTCGGCGTCCGAGATTTTCTCGGCGCCCGGCAGAACCTCTTGATTGCCGGCCTGCGTATTTTCGGTCTGCGCGAATGAGCGGCCGCGCGGCCGCGTGGCCTCTTCGCCCTTCGCGATGTTCAATCCCTCGCGCTGGTAGATCTCAAAAGCATTGCCGGCTTTGCCCTCGAGCCGCTGCGCGCGCGTCGCGTAGCGCGCGGCAAAGAGCGCCGCGTGCGTCAGCGCCTCCTGGCGATCCATGCCGGTGGCCTCGAGCTTGGCCAGCACATCGGCATGCACCGCGGCCGTCTCCTGGCCGACCGGAACCACCGGGCCGGCCTCGGGCGGTGCTGCGACCGTGCCATTGACCGATTCGGCGATGCGCGGGTCGAGCTGGGCGGCGGTCGCCAGCATTTCGCCGGCCCGCACCGGCCGCCCGGCCACCAGGTCGGCGATCGAGGCCCTGGCAACGTCCTCCCGCGCTTGGGGCGGCAAATCGGCCAAAACCTGCGCCGGATGTGCCGGCATCAAATCGGGTCGATCTACCCCGTTGACCGTGATCTGGGTTTCCTGAGAGGCATACTGGCTGCGCCCGGCTGGCGGCGGTTCGCCGGCGGCCGGTCCGGTGAACCCAGGCACCTCCTCGGTCGAAATAACGCCTCCTGGGGCTTCTGGCGGCCTCGCCGTTTCCGGTTGTGCTGCGGTGCCGTTTCGCCTTTCGGCCTGCATTTCCGCCCAAACCTTGTCGTAAATATCGAAGGCCTCTTTTTCACCGGGTGACCCAGGAAGCACCTCGCCGGCGAGCTTGCTTCGAATGTCACCCTTGAAGGGCCCGAAGGCGCCGAACCCGGCATGAAACGCGGCGCCCATGCCGGCGCCCATGATCACCGAGCGCAGCGCCTCGGCCATCGTATAATCGCGGCCGTCGGCGGTGTGCATCCACCACTCGGCCGGCTGTAGCGCGGCGGTACCGGCAGCACCTTGCACCGCGCCCTGCAGCGCGCGAACGCCACCGCGGGCGAGAAGGCTGTCACCGGCGCTGTAGAGCAGCTTGCCCCAGCGCGCCTCACCCAACACCGGAATTGAGAAGGCCGCAGCATTGACCGGGTCGATCATGCCGGCGCCGATCGAGGTAGCAAGACCGAGCGCGCCCGGGACAAAGCCTTGCGGCCCGCGCGCGATCGCCGCCTCGCGATCGCGGTGCTCGTGCGCTTCCTGGATCATCAGGTTGAGCACCGGCGTCTTGATCGAGGGTTGATCGGGCAGTGGCAGCAAGCCCTCGAGACCTTCCTGTTTGACGCGCGCCTTGGCGTCATCGATCGCAGTGTCGGGAACCTCATCCCTGAGCTCGTCGGCGACCGCGATGTCCTGCGGCAGCGGCTGGTCGCTGGCATTGAGGCCGGGAAGAAATTCGCCGCCAGCCATCGCCGAGCGGGCGCGGCGCCACAGCTGCATCGCCGAAATGCCCGACTGCGGATCGAGCGCCTCGGCGCCTTGCGCGGCGAGCGAAGCACCAAGCCCCTCGTGCAGGTCGGAGGCGCGGATTGGCCCGAGGTCGTCGGGTGTGGTGAAATTATCGGTGAAACTCATAGCGCGGCGCCCGCCGCCACGTCGTCGCTCAGCCGTCATGCGTGCGCACGAATTTGTCGCCATAGATCATGTTGAGGCCGGCGTTATCCGGCGAGGTCACCCATTTGCCGTCGCGACCGAGCAGCGAAAGATCGACCGCCGCCGGCGCGCTGCGGCCGGGAATGTCATCGACCGGCGGCACGGCGCCGAGCTTGTCGAGTTGTTCGCGGGCCCCGAGCGCGCCGGCCTGCACGTCGTCGGGCGAGATGCCGGCACTTTTAGGAATGCGGTATGTGTCGCGAAAATCGTAGCGATTGCCGATGACGTCGCCGAAGGCTTTTTGTGCGGCCTCCGAGGAGCTCAAGCCGTCGCGCACATAAAGCGCGCCGAGCTTGGCGACGAGGCCGCTGTAGCCCGGCAGATCGCGATCGAGCTGGCGCCCGACCAGCGTGCGCTGCAGCGGCACCATGGCGGAGTTGACGTCTTTCGTCAGGTCCGAGATTTTCGTCTCGTTCTGTTCGCCGACGATGGTCTTGACGGTTTCTTTCGGATCGAGCGAGAGCAGTCGCGTCATGGCGTTGGGGTCGGCGCCGGCGGCGATCGCGCGCACCGTCGGCTGCAGGCCCGGCGCCATCTGGCGCATCACCTGCGGCCAGTATTGGCCCCAGGTCTGCGCTTCGTCCTGGACGCGCGCGATCAACCCGACGCGCGCCTTGGGATCGTCGGAATTCGCGGCATTGGAAAACGTCTTGTTTATCGCTTCGACGTCACCGGCGGCGAGGATCGCCGGATTGCCATTCGGATTGACGTTGGCCTGATCCTGCAATGTGACGGCGGCATAGTGCTGCGCCGCGGCCTGGCGGTCTGACGCGCTGATCGCCGGATTGCCGGCCGCGGCGCGATAGGCCGCAAACGCGTCGCGGCTCGCCGGCAGCTTGGTGGCGGCGTAACCGGCAGGATCCGTCTTGAGCGCGTCCTCGATCTTCGCGTTGGCCTTCTGCGCGACCTGATAGGCCTGCGTCTTGAGCGCATAATTTGGATCGCCGACTTTTGGCGCCAGGGATTCCACCACGGAGGCGCGATCTTGCGGCCCCATGGTGCTCATGGCGTTGACGGCGCGGCCTGTCTGCACCTGCAGGTCGTATTGCTGATAACGCGCCGGACCGTCCTTGGCGCCGTACTGCGCGATGTAATCGGTGAGTGCGAGCGGTTTTGACGGCGCGCCGGTATCGTAGGCTTCCTGCAGCGCATTGGCTTCGCGCTGCGCAAAGTCGGCGCGGCCCTCGACTGCCTGCCGGTCAATCTGCGTCTGCGCGTGGCTGATAATCTGCTCGCGCACGTCGGGGCGCAGAATGTCGTACATCGAGCCGCCGCCGGGCGTGACGCCGCCCATCTTGGCGTCGGCCCATTGCGTCACTGAGCCGGCGAGCTTGCCGGCGAGCACCGACGGGTTGGCAGCGATCATCGCCTGCGCCTGCTTGGCGCCGACCGCCTTGGTCAGCGCGTCGGCGACCGGCATATTCGGATCGGCCTTGAGCACGGCGGCAGCGCCGCCGGCGCCGAGGAAATGCGCCAGGTACTGCGCGCCCGGCGTGGTCGGCGCGCCGGCCTTATCGAGTGCGGCGACGTTTTGCTGGCGCAGTGCATCGGTCATCTGTCGCGCCAGCGCAGGATCGGCACGCAGCGCCAGCAGATCCTGGTCGCTGCGGCCTTGCGCCAGATCCGGGCGATTTTTCTTGATGGTGTCGAGCCAGGTCGAATCGACAAACTGGCCGACGCCGTTGGCGCTCGAGTTCGGGTTTTTGCTGGTGCCTTCGATTTTGATAATGCGGTTGGTGATGTCGTCACCGGATCCCGGCGCGGCCTGCAGCGTGTCGATGACGCCCTGTGGATCGGTGTCGGCGCGATGCAACAGATCGGCGGTCGCAAATTGCGTCGCCCAGGTCTGTTTCATCTGCACCGCCTGCACGGCTGAGACCGCGCCCTTGGCGACCAGGCCGTCGACCAACTGGTTGTGATTGTCGATCAGCGCGCGGCGGGTATCGTCGTCCGGCGTTGCAATGCCCTGGTTGATCGCGGTGGTGCCGGACTGCTCGACCCAGGCGACGTTGGCACTGTTGTCGAGGTTCCGGGCGTGGTTTGCAGCCTCGGCGTTGCTCTTGGCGATCAGCGGCGCCGTCTCGCTCATAAAGCGTTCGCGCATCGGGCCGTCGGGCACCATCGCAGCTGCCTGCGTCTGCAGGCCGGCGACCGCGTTGCCGTGGCGCACGGTGAGCGGCTGGCCGGTGTCGTCCGGCTGGTAATTGGTGTCGGCTTGGGTCTGGTTGTTCTGGTCGATGATGCCGGTGAGCAGATACGAGTGCGCCTTGGCGTAGTCGTAGCGAAGCTGGTCGATGCCGTAGGAGGCCACACCCTCGCCAAACTGCTGGACACCGCGGCCGAGGTTCTGCGCGCCCTGCGCGATGTCGGCGCCGCCGCGCGCGATCGCGCTGGTGTCGGTGCCGACCACCGTTGCACCCGGCAGCTGACCGAGATCCTGTTCGCCCGGGAGCCTTGCCATCAGAAGCCGGCGCTCGGGCGGCCGTAGGTGTTCGGATATTTGAAGCCGCCGTAGGTCGAGAGCATGCTGCCGGCACTACCGGCGAGCGTGCCGGCGGCGCTCAGATACGACGCGTCCTGCTTTTCCTTGCCCTCCCAATCGGCGAGCTGGCCCTGATAGAGCAGCGAGTCGTGCTGGCTCTGGCCGTTGAACATATCCATCAGCGATTCGTAGGAGCCGCGCTTGGCGATGTTGCCGACGTTGATCGCCGGCGAGCCGACGCCGGCATTGACGCCGGAGGCCGCAGCTCGTGCCGTCGAGGTCGACTGCAGCAAATTTGAGCGCTGTGTCGTATCGAGCGCCTTGCGCTGGCCGGAGGCAAACGCGGTCGCCGCCTCGTTGGTCATCGCCTGTTGAGTCGCGGCGCCGCCCGCGGCCGCCATGCTGCCGCCGGCGAGCGTGCCGGCAGCGCTGGTGAGGCCACCGATCGCGGTCACGCCGAGCGCGAGCGGCATCAAGAGTGCGGGCGCCATACGAATACCTTTCCGCGGCTGGTGTCCTCGGCACAAAAGCCGAGACGCAAAAGCCAGCGCTCGGCCTTGGGGTCGGGATCCGCGCTCGCGTAGACGCGGCGCAAGCCAAGCCGTTTGAATTCCGAGATTGCCTTCAGGCCCGCGCGGTGGATCGCCGCCGGGTACCGGCGCGCCTCTTCGTTCATCAGCACCGAGGCCCACACGCCGTTCGGTGTATGAACCAGACCGCCGACGCCGATCAGGCGGTCATCGACCAGCGCCGTGATGCAACGGCTGCGAAAGATAGGCGGCGCGCCCTGCAGCGCGAGAAAATCGGCGGCAACCGAAGGCCGAAAAACAACCCGCGTCACTTTTCGTTCGTCACCATCGCGATGACAGCGGCGCTGACATAGGCGGGATAAGGCGCCTGGGCGAGCAGGCACAGGCGTCCGTCCGTATTCCATTCGCCCGGCGCCGAGATCACCGGCTGGTCGTATTCGCTCCACACCGCGTTGGCGCCGACATCGCCACCGTCTTCCTCGAGCGGCAGCTCATCGAGCTTGTCGAAGCGCTGGCCGCTTTGCAGACCCTGCGCGTGCGTGTCGAACAACACCAGGCCGAGGTGGTCGATCTTTTTCTTTTGCGTCAGCGGCGAGCCCATTTGAGCTGCGTAAGCGAGCTTTGCCGACATGAACGGCGCGACATAGCCAAAGCACGCAACAATGCTCGAGCTGGTGAGATTTTCCGGCAGCGCAATCGTGCCGCCGGAGACCACAAAGCTGCCGAGCCGCACCATGCGGCCCGACGGCTGCTGGTCGGCAAAGACTTCGGCCGTGAGGCCTTCATAGGCGGAAAGCCCCGGCATCGCCGACACCGGCGTGTCGTTGGCGTAACTCACGACCGAGCCGGAAAGCCCCGCAACGATGTTTGAGGCCGTGGCCGCGCCCGGCAGGGTCGCTATGCCGCTGCCATTCGTTGTGACCGCGCCGAGCGATTTGCCGTCGGCCCAGATCTGCACCGACGTGTTTGGCAGGTGCGCGAGCGTGATGGTTGAAGCCGGCGCGCCCTGGTAGACGACATGCGAATCGAGCAGCTGGTTGATGAGGCCGCCGGTGCAGTTGTCGCGCAGCGCCAGGCGCTCGATAAAGCGCCGCGGCGTGCCGTTGATGGTGCGCTTGACGACGAAATAAACCAGATCCTCGTAGCCGGTCGCCGACGGCAGCACGCAGACGTTCTCGATCGTGCCGAGCGTCGCGATGCGCCACCAGGCGACCACATCATCGTCAGGATCATACAACAGCGCCGCGCAGATGCCGTCCTTGCGCGGGAAATAACAGGCGGTGTCGGGCTGGCGCGCGACCGCGAGATCGTTGAAGCCCGGCTTGCCGATATCGAGATTGAGCCTGGTAAGATCGTGCGCGGCGTAGTCGAGGCCTTCGGCGTTGAAGCTGCGCCAGGAGAGTTCGTAGACGCGGCGACCCGACTGCTGGACGAAGATGCCGTCCTTGTCGATCTTGAGCGCCGGCAGCCGCGCCGCGCCTTGCGTCGAGCAGTCCTTGACCGAGAAATTCGTCGGCGTCATCGGCTCATCGAAACTCGAAGATCGCGCCGAGGAGATCGAGCCCTCGCGCCCGAACAGCGGCCGCGTCAGCGACAGCAGCCAGTTGACGCTGTCGACCGGGCCCTCGCCGAAGGTCTCGATGATGGCGCCCGAATCGCCGAGATCGTTGCCCTGCAGATCCTGGACCGCGTAGCCCTCGTAATTGTTCGACTGCGAGAACCACATCTCGTCGCGGCCGGTCCAGACCAGGCGCCCCTCGTAGAAACCGACCGCGGTTGGGTAGCCGATGACGCCGGACCAGTCCTGCTCGAGCCAGTCGGTGGTTGCAGAGAGCGAAGAGAACGGCTCGAGGATCTCGATCTGCACCTGCGTTGGCGAGTTGTAGCCCTTCACTCGCACGATCGCGAAGCCGCCGCCGCCGGCGTAGTTCGAGATCACCGTGGCGTTGCCGCTTGTGTAGTTGCCGCCCTTGAAGCCGACGCGCTCCCAGGCGATGGCATTGTCGAGATCGGGCGAGCCGCCGCTGCCGCCGGTCGAGGAGCCGATGGTACCGTTACTGGTGACGCTCGAAACATCGGTAAAGCCCGAATCGGGGCCGTCGAATGAGCGCTGCAGCGTGATGGTGCCGACCCAGGTGCCCGAGACAGTCCAGCTGTAATTACGCGCGACCGTGCCGACGCCGGTCACCCGCACCGCCGGCGAGTAGGCGTTAGCGGCGCCGATCACCGTCTGGTAAAATTGACCGCTCGAGAACAGCTGGAACAGGCATTCTTGATGACCGGCCTCGAAGTAGGCGCGGTCGCTGGTGAGCGTGCCGTTGCCGTAATAGGCCGACGGCGTGAAGTTGGCGGTGATGCCGGGCGTCGTCTGAAACGGCCCGTTGCTCGAGCGATAGGACACAAACGACCAGCCGTGCGTCGAGCGCCGCTCGATCTTGTATTGCTGCAGCCCGTAGGCGGCGGCAAAGATCACATCGCCGGATTGCGTCTGCCGCACCGTCGGCAGATCGTCGGCTCCCCACGGCGTTGCAATCTCGAGCACGCCGGCGGCGTCGATCGTGACCGAGCTGAGCGTCTTTGCCCACGAGTCGGTCGAATCGATCTGCAGAAAAATATCGGTTGACGGCGTGCAGGTGAGAGCGTGCGTGCCGGTGTCGATCGTCGTCTGCTGGATGAGATCGGTGAGCCCGTCGGTCGAGCCGGCGCGCACGGTCACCGGGCCGTTACTCACGACCAGGCGGATGCCGTGTTCCTTGCCAAAATCGCCGCCGGCAACGCTGATCTGCTGCTTGACGCGCGCCAGCGCACCGATCGGCGTACAGCTCAGCGTACAGACGCCGCCGGCGATGGTGACGGTCGCCCCGGAGGTGGTGTCGCTCGTGTCCCAGGAGCCACCGCCGGCAAAATTCGGATCGCTGATGGTGGTCGCGACCGAGGGCCTGGTGACGAGATCCTCATCGACCCAAAAGCGAACGGCGCTGGGTGTGAGCTCGAGGAGAGCCGTGTCGTTCTTGGAAAAGATAAAGGGCAAAATCCGCCCGGCCTGGTCGCCGAGCATTTCGCCGATGAACTCAAGACCGGGGCGCAAGCCCATCGGGCCGATGACGCGCGGCTCCCAATTGAGCTGACACTCGGCCGAGAGCTGCAGCTTGGCGACGTCGACACGGCCGAGCGCGTGCTTGCTCACCTCGCCGCGGTTAAAGGCGAGCAGAGGCTGATTGACGCGGGCCATGAAGTCGTTAGGGGGTTAAAGAGCCGCCGGTCGGCGAATCGCCGCCCGGTCCCGGCAGGCCGACAGCAAAGCCGCGGCGCGATCGGACCCAGCTCGACATCGGCGCAAAGCCGACGGGATCGTTCATGGCGCAGTTTGCCGCCGCAACCGTCGCGGCCCGCTTTTCCTGTGCTACCAGGCCGGTCGGCCCATCGAGCAGCTCGGCTTTGCCGGTGATGCGCTTGCAGGTGCGCAGCGCAAGCCGCAGCGCGACGTAATCGGTGAAGGTCGCCGGCCATTCGCCGAGGTTCATGCCGTAGAGCGGATCGTTCGAATTATACTGGACAAAGACCGGCGTGATGTTGGTGTACCAATAGCCGGCCTCTTCCTTCATCTGGATCAGCGGCGGATCGAATGTCGGCACCGCCGAAAACGACCGGGTGCGGATCCAGTCGTCGGGGATCACAAACGCAAAGAGAAAGCCAAAGCCCGGCGTCACCGTGTTGGAAGCGTCGATCTGCACCGCGCGATAGGCAAAATTCCACAGCTTGCGCTCGAGGCAGTAGGCGACCTCCTGGTCCCAATAGTCGTCGAGCACACGGCGCGGCTCGCGGTTCTCGGTCAAACTCTTTAGCCGGCCTTCGGCCAGGTGACCGAGCGCGAGATTGTAGAGGGTGAGCTTGTCGGTCATTTATAGCTGCCCTCCGCAAGCGTGCGCATCTCGCGCTTGAACAGCCGGCACCACATGTCCTCGCCGATCTCGCCGGCGACCAGCTCGCAGCTGCCAGTCTCGCCGTCGTCTTTGGCTTCGATAAAATGCCGGCAGACGCCGCAGTGATCGCCGCCGAGCTTGTAGCCAACGGCAGACTTGAGTTTCTTGCCGGCGTCGCCTTTTGCTTGCGGTGTTGCCATCAGCGACCTCCGGCGAGTGTCTCGCGCGCCTTGCGATAGGCGATCGCGGCAGCTTGCGCGGTCGCCTTTTTCATGCTGCGCGGCTTGGAGTTGCCGATGCGGCCGGTCTGCTTGAACGAGCGCAGCATCTCGCCGATGTTGGTCGATCGCGTCTTTGCGCTCGAGCCAGCCATCAGCGGCATGTCACTGCTCCCTCGATCCAGGCACCGTCTCGAGCGCGCGCCGCACGACGGGCGGTGAGACAATCTGCTGCATGATTGTCGCCTTGAGCATGTCGAGGCCGAGATTGAGCGAGGGCGTGAGATCCTCCTCGCCGCCGAACAGCACGCCGGGGCGGCCGTCCTCGCCGATCCTGATAATGCCGACGAGCTGCACGTCGCCGCGCTTGGCGTCGGCCAGGACCTTGGCCAGCGCCTGGCAGACCTTGTCGTTCGGCTTGCTGCCGCCGAAGATGACGCCGTCGGTCATGGTGGCCTAGATCCGCAGCGCTTTTTGGTGGTCGATAATCCAGCGCCGCGCGTCTTCGTGATTGGGGAAGCTGGTCTTGACCCGAACGCCGGTCTTGCGGCTCTTGACGCAAACACCGTCGATCGGGTCGCGCACGATCTCAAACTCGGCTTCGACGCCTGGCGCTGCCGAATAGTCGGGGCGCTCGAGCTTGGAGACCTGCGACACGATCGCCCAATTCTGTCCGGCATCCCAGACCACGAGCTCCGCCCACCAGGCGCCGTCGCGGGCCACCGCGATGATGGTGTCGCCCATGCGCATGCGCTGCGACACGTTTGCCCAGAACTCGCGTTGCAGCAGGTTCTCGAAAGGTGTGCCGACCGGCGGCACGACCTCCCAGGTATTGAACTTGATGCCGGCCTCGCGCGCCCACAGTTCGTTGGCGAGCAGCGCCTGCACCGGCGGCTTGGGCGGCGCCGGGGGCGCCGGCGGATTGGCTGGCGCCGGCGCTTTGGTGTCGCCCTGCGTCGCGGCGGCGGCGGCCGCCTCGGAATTCTTGACAGTAGCGGATTTCGCCATGATCGACCTTTCTCTCGGGAAAAGAAAAACGGGCGGCCCTGGCGGCCGCCCGTTCGATGCAATGAAGCGTTACCCGCTTAGACGATCAGGTGATCGCCGTCGGCGCCGCAACCGTTGCACCGGAACCTACGGTGACGACGGTCACTTGATAGCGCTTGTATTTCGGCCCGGTGGTCGCGACCACGTCGACGAGGTCGCCCACCTTCATGCCGCGTTTGTCACCGTCCGAAAAATACAGCGCGCCGGTGATAGTGGCATCGCTGTCGGCGGCGGTGGTGTAGTCCCAGCGCGCGGCAACGGTGTTGCCGATATGCTGGGTGGCGAGGTTCAGTTTGGTGCCATCATAGCCAGCCATGCTGCCCTCCCCTTACGAGCTGACATACGCCGAGCCGTCGTGTTTCATCACGACGACGCCGGTGTTCTGCAGCAGTTTGCTTCCGAAGAAGCCGGTGGTCCGCGCCCACGAATAGTCCTGTTCCTCGTGATAGCCGGCGAGGGCTTGGAGATCGCCGGTATTCACCGCATGGCCGATCGCATTGCGATGATAGAGGAAGCAGTATTCAAGGCTGGTCCCCTTGCCCACGATATTCGGGTGGATGATCCAGTTGATGCCGGCCCAGCGGCGAAACCGCTTGGTCGGCATGTTGAACGGCGTGATCTCGACATACGTGGCTTTCGTATATTCCGGGATCTGCATCAGATACGCGTCGAAGGCGAAGCTGATGACGCCGAACATGTTGTCTTCTTCGTCGACGTCGACGGCATTGTTGCCGAGGATGGTCTTCGCTTTGACAACGAGGTTGAGCGAAGCCGTCACCGCATTGCCGGTGGTCTGCGTTCCGTTCTGCAGCTCACCGAGAATGTCGCTGTCGACCTTGCGGTTCAACACCTTGCGGGTCGTCTGCTGCATGATCCTGCGACCATCGCCTTGCGACGCGAAGATATTGAACGAGGTTCTCCTCACCAGGTCATTCCACTCGACGAGAGTGGCGGTGAACTGGTTGAGGTCGTCGGCGCGGGCCGGGATAAGGCCGTTGACGCCGCGAGTGTTGGGGGTCGCTCCGCCAGAGTCAGCGACCAGGAACGTTGCCTGGTTGCCTTTGAAGGTGGCCTCGGTCAGGACCGAGTGGCGGAGGTACGACACACCTTGCTCGAAGCCCATGACCGCTTCCTTGCGGTATTGGACTTGAAAGGCGCTATCGGACACGTGTGTGCTCCATTGTTGAGCATCGTCGTGCCTCCTGTTCGGTTGTCCGCGAGCGCGCGCACGGCGCGGTTATCCGCGCTAAGCGCGCGGGCCGCATGCGTCGTCATCGGGCCTAGTGGGTTGGCGGGTGAAACGCGCTCAGTGTCGGGCCGCTTGCAGCGGTTATCCGGCGAGACGCGCGAATTGGATTAAGAAGCGGAGACCTTAAGCGCCTAGCGCAGCTCCGGCTCGTCGATCAGGCAAAACGCGATGACGCTGTGCCCCGAGGCGTCTTTGATTTGGGCGTTATTGAAGTACAAGGCGCCCATCGTGCAATCGTATTTTGCAACCGGTTGCTGGGATTGCGGTGACCGGCCCGTCGCGCTAGAAGCGCGCCATGGACCGGCGGAAATTCATCAAAGCCATTGCGGCGGCGGCCGCGATCGGCAGCAATCCAATCGAAGCGATCGCGCCACCGCTCTACGGTTGGAGCCCGGGAATGGGCGTTACACCAGCCATGGCCAAAGCCACGGTTGTCCATTCTGCTTTTTTCGACGGGTCGTGGTGGGTCGTGTTCGATGATTTGCCGAACGCAGTTTGGCGGATCCCAGAACGATTTAGCGACACAGCCATTCTACCAGGCGACAAGTTTGCCATTCCCTCGCGCCCATCGCCATTGAACTAGGCCGCCAGCAAAAACTTTTTCGCGGCCTCGAATGTAACCAGGCGCCCGTAGAGCGGCGCCGAGAGCTTGCGCGCAACGTGCGCGGCCAAGGTGCGCCGCATGTTGCGCTCGCTCACCCAGCGCGGCCGCTGCTGCTCGCATAGCGAATTGAATTCGGCGACGTGTGCCGGCAGCTCTTCCTCGAGACGAAATGCCGGATCGGCGATGTAACGCCGCCACCATTCCTCGACGTTCGAGCCCTGTCGGAGGCCGTGCACCTGCTCATGCTCGTGGAGCTCAATCGGCACCGGAACTTCAGCCGGATTGAAGATGACGTCGCCCCACGCGAACAGAATGGCCTTGCCGCGCACGTGAAATGCCGCGTCGATCTCTTCGATCAGCGGCGGGTAGGCGTGGACGATCCGCACCAGATCAGGCCGCGGCCTGGCCGCGCGACTTCATCTTGGCCTGAGCATCGTAGAGATCGCGCAGCTCGGCCTGCATGCGCTGGCCGGCATCGCCGCGCCAGTAGGCCGGGTTTTCCTTGCCGTCCTTGGTGTACATCTGGCCTTCGATCGCCGAGATCCGCTCGTTGATCGAGGTCATCGAGGAATTGCCGCCAGGCAGCACCAGGCTCGCGGCCGGATTGAGATCGCGTGCGACCGTGGCCGCCCATTTGTTGAAGGCCGCGGTGTTGCCGAGCATGCGGCCATCCGGCGTGCGCGCGGTCAAAAGTTCGACGCGCATATCCTCGGGCATGCCGGCGAGCAACGAGCCGACGGCGTTCATGTTGGTTTTGTAGTCGCCGGCGCCCCAGGCACCCATCAGTTCCTGCATGGCGGTCTGCTTGTGGCCGCCGTCGGCTTCCTCGCGCTGTGCCTCGGCGAGATCCTGCGCCTGGTAGTAGAACGTCATGGCCTGGTCGAACTGGCCCTGTGACCAGCCTTTATCGAGCGCAAACTTAGCGAACTCGCCGACCAGTGGCTTGTCGCCCTCGCCGAGCACAACACCGTCGGGCAATGCCAGCTTCTCGACGAAGCTCTCGGCCTTCTCCGGCAATCCGTTGGCCTGGCGCCAGGCGGCGGTCTGCTCCGGCGTTGCGTTCGCCGGCAGCGGCACCGGCGCGGCCTTGAGCTCGCCCTTCGAGATTTTTTCCTGCGTGCTGCGCAGCGAGCCGTAAAGCGCGGTCGGGTCGGTATATTTGGCAAGGTCGGTGAGCTTGGCCTTGTCACCGCCCGCGAGCAGCTCGCGCCAGTTGTCGGGGAATTTTTCCGGGCCATTTGCGGCCGCCGCCGCGGCCGCAGTTGCCGCAGCATCAGCGCCGCTGGCCGCAAGCGTGCCGGCGCCAGGATCGCCGCCGGCGGCGGCAGCACCGGCTGCAGGAGCTGCGGGAGCTGCGCCGGCGCCAGCCGCCGGAGCACCAGCTCCAGGCGCACCGCCGCCGGAACCATTCTCAGCGTCAAACAGCGGCAGCATGCTCACGCCACCGCGCAAGCGATCAATGATCGACATCGGTCACCTCATTGTTGGAAATTAGAACCCACCGCCGCTTGCGCAATTCGGGGCGCACCCCTTCCGCCGGCGGTACATCCGCGCGCGGCGAGGCGGCAGGTATTGGGATCAGATCTTCGGCGTCGGCGAATTCGGCAGCTCGGCCGGCGGCGCCGAGCGCACCGGCGAGGGCATTTTCATCTTCTCGATATCGAGCAGGTTCTTGCCGACGGCGCGCTTGCCCTCGGCGTAGTCGCTCTCGCGGCGTCCATCATCGCCGCCGGCGGCAAAGCTGACCTCGTTGAAGCGGCACAATTTAAAGACGATCGCTTCGAAGCCGAGCCGGTGATTGGCTGCGATTGCCTTGATCGAGGAGACCTCGGCCGGCTCGAGCAGCGCTGGATCCCAGGCGCGGCGTCCTGTTGGACGCGGCTGCGGATTTTTCATCTAGCCTGCCATCGCTGCGCCGGCGGTCTGCAGTGACTGCGCCGCATCGCCGGCGCTCTTGGCCGCGTTGCCAACGCGCGTCGCGACATCGGCTCCCTTGGCAACCTGGGAAGCCGCCTCTTCGGCCGCCTGCTGCTGGGCCTTCTGCATCTTGAGCTGGGCAAACTGCTGCTCGGACACGAGCCAATCGGGCGGTGCGCCGGAGCCGTCGATCGCGGCGCGCGCGGCCTTTGGAATATCGGCCAGCAGCGTGACGCTCGGATCCGCCTGGCCGCCTTCGACCAGCGTCTGCAGCATGCCCTGGAAAGCGCCGGTGAGCGCCTTGCCGGCGGCAACCGTGATAGGCGTGTCGAATTCCCAGACGATGTCGCGGCCGCGCAGGATCTGCGGCATGTCGTCGATTGCGCCGAAGGCGCCGCGCGCCAGCATGTCCTGAAAGGTGCCGTCGACCAGGTTCTCGTTGTAATCGACCTGCACGGGTTCAAATAGCGGCAGCGACTCGCGAATGAAATCGTCCCAAAGTTTTGAGGCCTCGAAGGCCGTCATTTCCTTTTTGATCTCGGGAAAGCGGATCTTGGAAAGATAGAAGCTGTCATCGAGCGCCTGCTCGAGCCGCACCATCTGCTCGGCGCCGTACCGCATGCCCTCAAAATTCTGTGTGATCGGGCGCAGCACCTCGCCGGTGCGCTCGTCGTAGTCGGCGTCGGCCTGAGTGATGCCGGCGGCGTAGAGATTGACACCGCCGTTGATGGCCTCGCCGACCGCGATCATCGGCGGATAGTTTGCCATCTCGGATGCGGTGAGCATCGACAGCATCATCTGCTGCATCATGCGACCGTCGGGCAGGCCGTAGACCACCGCGGGCGAATAGCCGTACTGGTTGCCGAACATCGAGCCGCCGAATTCCCAGCGCGGGATCGTGACCCCGAGCGAGCGCAGCGGCGTCTCTTCCAGAACAATCTGGTTTTCGACGTCGACGTGGATCGAGACGAATGGCAGGCCCCGGCGTTTTTTCGGGTCCATGTCGTATTCGTCGGCCGGCAACAGGATGCGCCGGCACTTGATCTCGCGGAACGCCTCTTCGTTTCGCAACTCAGCAACCTTGGGCGAGATCGTATAGGCACCCTTGGCCGCCCTTTCCTGCAGGTGGCGGGCCTGCGGCTTCCAGTCGAAGTGAACCGTGTTGATGGCGCCGGTGATGCCATCGTCCCAAGCGACGTCGCGCAGGTGCCAGCAGCGAAAGAGGTAATGCTCGTAGTCGCAGACCTCGCGCGTGATGACGGCGTTGCCGAAGGCGCAGAAATCGCCGTCCGCCGTCTTGGTCGCGCGCACAAAGCCGGCGCGATGGTCGTACATTCCGAGCCGCTGGGTCTTGGAGGCCCAATCGAGCCAGATCTTGGCCTGACGGTCGTTGTTGACGGTCTCGCTGTCGGTCTTGGCGTGAAACCACTGGTCGCGCCGCAGCATCGAAGAGAAGGCGTTCTTGAGATCGCGATGGCAGCGCGCCGGCCGCCCCGTCATCAGGTAGCTGCCGAATTCCTCGGAGAAATAACGGCGCCGCGTGAAGTCGGCGCGCATGACGTGGAAGTTTTCGGCCTGAACCTGCCACAGGCTCATAATCGGGAAACGATCGGCGAAGAGCTTGTCGCCGACGCGCACCAGGTCCTGCACCCGCTGCTTCATGGGCTAGACCGGCGCGATCGTGACGTTGATGTTCATACCGCGCGGGATGCCGAAGGTATCGTCGGCCCAGCGGATCTGAGAAAGATTGCCGTGCTCGCCGCGCAGGTCGACGAGAGGGCCAGCGACGTCGTCCGGCAGGATGCGGTCGCCCTTGTGGTCGCGGGCAAAGCCGTCACGGTCGACATGGAAGCCGGCGGCGGCGGCGGTGATCTTTACAGGCTTCGGCGGTCTAGGCTTTCTCGCCCTGACCGGCTGGCTCGCGCCACCGTCAGCAACGCTCTGGCGCATGGCGTGACCCTCCGACTTGCCGTAAGCGAGCGTGAAGGCTGTCGCCATCAGCTCTAACCAGGCCTTGCGCTCGGCAGCTGGCCACGGCGCGCCCGGCGCCGGCAGCTCCTCGATCAGCGCGTTGATGACGGCGTGGCCACGCCCGGCGCCTGGCGTTTCGCCGGCGCTGCGCAGCGGAACCGGACTGGCCATCTCAATGCGGCCTGTGCTCGGCGAAGGTTTCTGCGAGCGTCGCGCGCCGGCGCGTCCTGGCGTCGCTCGAGCGTTCGAGCGTCCTGATCGCCGACATGCTCAAATTCTGGTTGCCGTGGATCAGGCCGCGGCGTTTGGCGGTGGCGCGCAAGGCGCCGGGATGTTTGACCGCGCCTGCCATCCAGTGGGTTGAGGCCATCGCTCAGCTCCCGAGCTTGGTCGAACCGGCGAGCGTGCCGGTGGCGCGCGAGGCCGGCGTCGAGAGGATGGTCGCGGTGCGGCCGGCGGAATTCGCGGCTGCGGTCGCCTGGCGCTGGGCCTCGAGCGCCGACGGCGACATCGGGTCCGGCATGGTCGGCGGCGGCGGCGGTGTCGGCGCCGCCTTGGAGAACATCTGCGACATCGGTCATCTCCTCATCGAGTGATAGAGCTCGCAGCGGAGCTCCTCGGCTTGGCACTGCAGACGATTGCGTTCCGCTAAATCGGTTTGCTCGGCCGCCTGGGCCTCGAGATCGGCAATGTCGGCAAGCAGTTGGTCGCGGCGTCGCAGGGCGGAATCGAGTTGGCGGCGTTCGGCCGCGATCTCGCTAAAGGGCCGCGGCTGCTCGCCGGCCGGAATGAAAGGTCGCTCGCGCAATCAAAGACCACCACCCGGCGGGTAGAAGCAGGTCGGCTGATCGCCGAGTGCAAACATGACCGCGCGGCCGTCGGGCGCGTGCTCGTCCCAATGGATGATGTCGGCAGGCACACGATGCCAGGGACCATCAGCCCGCTGGTAGAACCATTGGTCGTCGCTGGCGACTTTGCTGACGGCGAATTTTGCCTGCACCACGTCGGAATTGTTGCAGCAGGATTTGAAATGAAAGCGCGCCTCGGCCGCAGGCGTCAGCTCGCGACTTTCGTACCAGTCGCGCACCGCGGGGGTGGCGCTGGCATATTCCGGCTTCCAGTGTGCGGCGGCCGGGAAGATCTGCAGCGCGAGATAGAGCGCCCAGCACACCAGAAGCCCGGCGATAAACAGCCCGAGCGCGTTCAACGCATCCCTCATCGAGGCCCTCTCTGGCTCGCAAATTGCCGGCCGCCGGTATTGGCGTGGGCGCCGAGGGCACCCGATCGGGCGGTGCGCAGCGCGCGCTCTACGGCGCGGTTGCCTTCGCTGATGAGCATGATCACCGTGTCGCCTTTGTCTGGCGACCGACCTATCCGCTCTTTCTGCTTTTCCTTAGGCTCGATCAATATGCCGCCGCTCGTGATCTCGTAGCGATACGAGGCCAGATCGGCCTTGAGCTCCGCATCCGGCGGCAGCGCGATCGCCGAGCCACCTTCTTGGCTCGGGTCGAGCTCCTCGCGTAAATTCCAAGTGGCCCAGGCGCGCTTGTTGCGGCAGGTATATTTGCCGCAGCGGCTGCGCCGCGTGGTTGACTCCACGCCGTTGAAGGGCACAACGAAAATGCCGTTATCCTTCATGGCGACGACCGCGGCGCCACCCCAGCCGCCGCCAAGGTCCACGATGACGGGACAGCGATCGCGGCGGTGGCGCACGACGTCGGCCGCCGTATTGCGACCGGTCTTGTCCTGCTCGCGTTTGGCGTCGAGCGGCGCGATCCAGCCGGCGTAGCGCCAACCGATGACGCGCTGGTCGCCGCCGCCGGGCGCAACGTCGACCGCCATGACCGTCATGGCAAGGCGCGGGATCTTGTTTTCCCAGCGCTGCATCGCGGCTTCGATCCAGGCAGTTGGGATGACCTGCCAATCGTCGTCGCTGATCTGCGCCTTAAAATTGCCGTCGCGGTAAGCGGCGCGCAGCTCGGCCGGCAGCGCATCGAGCTGGGCCTGATAGCCGGAGCGCACCAGGTCTGGATTGTCGGTCACCTTCGAGCGAATGAAAGTGCGTGAACGGGCAAACACCGGCTTGGCGGTGTCTGGCAAAACATGCGGGCCGCGGCCCTCGACTTCGATCTCGTTGCCGAGATCGTCGGAAGTGTACCAGCGCAGCTCGCCGGCTTTTGCCGGCCGCGGATGATTTGGATCGAGCCAGGCGCCCCAGCGCTTGAGCACCCAGAAGCCTTCGGGCCTGGTCGGCGGATTGCCGGTCGCCACCACGCGGCAGCGCTGGCCGTCTTCGGTGGAGCGGTTCCAGCCAATGACAAACGTATATTGCGTCTGCGTGAAGTCGCAGATCTCGTCAAAGCCGTAGAGATCCCGCGCGCGACCCTTGTGGCGTTCCTTGTCGTCCTCGAGCTGCAGGCCGCCGAACTCGAGCGAGCGGCCCTGCGGCGTAACCAGCACCTTGTCCTGGCCGTTGTAGCTCGAGCGCCGCGGCGCAACTTTACGCGCGCGCTTGGCGAGCGACTTGGCATCGTTCGAAAGCCGTCGCAGGATCAGCGAGTCGCGGTGCTCGGTGAGACCAAGCCCGATCAGCAGATCGGATTTACCGCCGCCGGCCTGGCCGCCGTAGAACAGTTCGTCGGCCTCGCAAAAGTAAGCCTGCGTCTGCGGGCCGGCGTTCGGAAACCACGGCCGATCGGTCGCAACGGCGACCGCCTCGAGCTTTTCAAAAGCCGCCGCGGGCAGAGCCTTGACGCGATCGAGCAGTTCCTCGATCGCGCCCAAGATGATCAGCTCGTCGGTTGCGCCGGCGCGTTCGACGGGGGCGGCGGCGTCTGGACGTCAGCTGCAACTGGCGCCGGCTGGGCGACCGCTGCAGGAGCCGCAGCCGCCGCCTGCGAATCCGCGGATTCACGAACGCGGCTCTTGTGGTGCATCAGATCGAGATCGGCCTTGAGGCATTCGACCTCTTCGCCGAGATGCAGCAGCGCGTTGTGGTAGCCATCGCCGGTAGTGGCGATGATCTCTTTCATTCTGGCGACGAGGCTCATGCTTGCTCCATGTGATGAAGCTGATTAGCCAATATTGATTGGCTAATCAGCGTTGACAGGATGGCCGATCAGGCCGTGGTGAGGGCATCCGACATCACCCATTCGCCGTTCGGCAGCAGCAGGCCGAGGAAGGCAACCTCATGGGCGGTGTCGGTCCAGCTCAGGGTGAAGGTGCCGTTGGCGTCGGTGACGCCGAAGAAATGCTTTTTGGCAATCAGTGCTTCGACGATGCCGACCGAAGCTGCGATGCCAGTCGAGCCGCCGGTGGCGGCGAAGGCGACGCGTGCGGCGTCCAGGAACAGCACCAAGCGCACCGCGACCGCGATCGCCACCGGGTTGCCGTCGATGTCGGTGAGCTGAACGGTGACTGCGCGCGGCGAGGTCTGCGAGGCAGCAACGACGATGGTCGCACCGACCGCCTTCGAGCTGATGTTTTTTTCATTGCCGACAAGCTGGCCCTGGTCGCCAAGGCCCAAGCGGCGCCCGTGAATTGAGGTTCGCATAATGCTGGTCATGGTATTTCTCCCTTACGTGCTGTTGCTGGTTGCTGGTGGAGTGCCGCAAAGTCCGTCGCGGCGGCGGATGCCCGCTGACAGCGGGAATTCAGGGGGTCTTGACGGCGACGGCAAAGCTGCCGCTGAGCGTGTTGCCACCCGAGGCAATCACGAGCTTGAGGCGCTCGCCGGCGAGCACGATCTTGCCGAGCACGCCGGTACCGGCTGCGGCATAGAGCGCCGCCGAGCCGTCGGAGTTCAGATGCGTCGGCTGGCGCGGTGCGAAGGTGACGGCCGAGGTGCCGAGATTGGCCTTGTTCAGGACGCCGATGCCGCTCTCCTCGCCGGTGAAGGTCGCGGTCGAGCCGGTGGCGAGCGGATTGGTGCCATCGGGCGTGTAGCGGATCTGCAGGACCTCGCCCTTGACACCGCCTTGCGAGAAGGCCGTGGCGTTGCCGCTGGCGTCGGTGGTGACGTCGAGGCGAAAATTTGTGATGCTCATTTTGTGTCCTCTATTTTGCCCGCGGCGCGGGCGCAGACCGCGCCGGCGGCGGGTCGCGCTCGCATTTGATCCGAAACGAAACGCCGGGCTTCGGCGTCATTGTCATCAGCGTGGCGATCATCGCCTCGTTACAGTCGCGGAGCGTGAAGTAGCTGCTGCGGGATCTGATGATTGGCCCGGCATGATGGGCGATGATCACCAGCAGCAGCACGCGATACATCGCTATTTGCCCCGCTTGGCGGCGGCAGCGCGCGCGCCTTGCTCGAGGATGAAGGCGATGCGACGCGCGAGCTCGAGCTCGCCGAGGCGCTCGGTGGCGTCCTTGGTTGTGATCGGGCCGCCGCCAGGACCGGCGTGCTCGTGGCGATCGGTAAACATCTTCAGATGGCGGCCAATGTCGACGAGCGCTGCGCGTTTGTCGGCGAGCTTGAACTTGGTGCGCGTGATCTCGCGGCCGTCTTCATCGTCGCCGATGCGCGTCGTCTCGGTGGTGATCTCCTGGATTGCGGCTGCTTCGTCTTTTGTCAGCCGCGTGAAATCTAGTCTGAGATCCTCACCGTCGATGCGCACGTAGCTCAGCATGTTGGCGAAGCCGAGCTTGCCAAGCTCGGTAATGACCCGCTCGACCGTGATGCCGGTTTTCTCGACGACCTGGTCGACGACGGCCTGCTCGAGCTCGGCGAGCCGTGCTGAGAACTCAGCAATCTTTAGCAGCCGGCTCCACGCAACTTCCGCCGCGCGCTGTCCGCTTTTCTTGTAGACGGAGGCGTATGCTTTCCAGCCGACGCGATCCTTCGACGCGATGAACGCTTGAATAACCGCTTCGTGCTTGGCGTTTCTGAGCGCCGTCATTTCAGCGGATCAACCAGCAGCGCGATCATTTCGAGATCGACGGCACCCTCGACAATCAAGGCAACCAGTTCGTCGACATGGAGATTGCGCTGAGCTGCAGCAAATTCGAGAGCGGCATACATTTCGGTGTGCAACCATGCGTGCGCGACCGCGCAGCGCGGCGGCGTGAAGGCCGCCGCAGCAAGTGGCTCGTTCGCCGACATCACAGAAACCCTTTGCCGGCGTGGTTCTGGAAGCCGCGCGCGCGACGATCGTAGATCCGCAGCGTCTTGACCTCGCGATGGCGTGTGACGTCCATCACCTTGAAGACGTCGGCGCCGTCCTCGAGCGCGGAGGTGACAAAGCCGGCGCGCAGCGAATGGCCGGAGAATATCGATGGGTCAAATCCTGCTGCAGCTGCAGCGCGTTTGATGATGCGCGCGATCGAGCGCGTGCTGAGCGGCGCAGCGCCGATCCGACCGTGACGATCGACCTCGCGAAATAGGGGACCGGTCGTGAATTGCGCGGCGGCGACCCAGGCGTCGATGCTTGCGACGGGTTTGAGCCTGGCGCCGTTCGGAATCGCGACGGTCTGACCCTCGCCTTCCTGGTCGGTCTTTGACCGCCGGATGGTGACGAAGAGCCCTTCGGGTGTGTGCTCGAGGTCGTTGACATTTAAGTCAACAAGCTCGGAACGCCGTAGAGC